GTCATCAACGGGGCAGGGGCCGTCGATGGTGTAAGCTACTACGTTAAAATCCCTGTCAACCACTGCGTCTAGCGACGAAACCACTGACTGCGGCAGCGATGCTTGCAGATTGTGTTCCGTTTCCACTACGGATCGGGATTGCTGGCGTTGGATTAATTGCTGTTGTGTCATCAGACCATCGCTCCTGGTTCAACCATGTTGACGGGTAGGGAATGTAATTTTTGTCCTGACCGATTGCTGCTTCGATAAATCGATCACGGCCCTGGCAGAGGGTTTCAAAATCAGTTTTTTTGAGGGCGGTTTTGAACGCCTTTCGGGCGCCACCTTTGCCGACTTTTCGGGGCCAGGTTTCATACCATTGCTCAAACAGATTATCTGCTTTGAGCGAAAGAGATACGTTAGTATCTCTTATACTAGGTATAGGTGTAGGTGTAGGGGCATTGCGTTCGCATACTACTTTTTCCTTTTGCCACCGTGACTTAGCGGAAACGCTATTCTTTTTCGCTTTTTTCTTCACATACTCATATTCTTCTTTTAATCGCTTTTGTGTGATATGATTTCCCGTCGTTGTGAAGAACTCATCCAGCAGATTTCTGACCAGGTTTTCCATCTGATCATCGGTGGCCCGAAGACGCCTTTTTACCCACTCAAAATCGTTCGGAATTTTGCAGTCTGGCGACCGCCAGATCGTCATCAAAAGCATCAAATACAGACCATGTTCTTCGTGCGTCAGGTGCAAAGTGTCGGCCATATAGGCATCGGTCCAAAGGGGTAGGTGGGGAAATTTAGCCATCGTTTAATTCCCCTTGAGGCACAAAGTAGGCTGGGCGCCCGCCCACAGGGTCTTTCCACCACTTGTCCTGTTTGGCGTCGGCCCCTTTAATCCAGCCTTTAATTTCATATTGGCCATGCATCCCCACTAACAGATAAAACAATCGGTCATCTGCATCGTATGGATGGACAATTAAACTGCCGTTTTTATGGCTGGTTGCGCGACAATCCACGTCGCCAACATCAGGGATTTCCCTGTTCGTATGGTCTGCAAGAAACACGTTTAAATGTTTCGCCAGCGCCATTTCACTGATGGCCCCTTCGATTGACCGCTCCCAGGTGCCTGTTGGGGGTGTATTTCGCAGTTCAGAACGCTTCGCTTTATTCCTTCTAAGCAACCGCATTACGCCGATCATGGCGCCTTGGAAGACTTCCGCATATGACAATTCGACTTTAGCCATCTAATTAGCGCACTCTTTCTTTTCATCGGGAACCTCGCCCAGTGACTGCCAGCAATAGGGGCAGGGAACCTCATAAGGTCCATTCCAGTTAACCCGTTCGATGTATCCTTCGCCTTGGCAATCAGGACAGGTCATTGCTGCCATCCTTCAAGGATTGCCCGTCCGATTTGCTCAACAACGGCTGGGACGACGGCGTTTCCAAGGCATCGCAAGCGGTCCACTCTTGAGGAAATCCCATGAGCCACTCGACCCACGTCGGGTTCAGGGAGCCAGACTGTGTTTCCCCAACCGCTTCCTCCAAATTGCTGTGATAATCTTCCCGTTTCGCGCACTTCGTTCTGGCTTGCGCCCTTGGTGTCGGCCACATTAAATTCGGATGGGCTACTTGATCGTTTAGACTGATCGGCATCCCATTCTCTAGTTTCATTTTCATTCTTTTCTCTGAGTTTGCTCCTCGATTGCAATGAGCATCTGGAGTTCGCCACAATCCACACTCTGTTGCGTCGGTGCGGGGCGTCGACGGCGCAAGCTGGAATAACAAATGTGACGGCTTGGTACCCGATGCCTTCCAAGTCAGAAAGGCTGCGCTGGAGGCCCATGGGCTGGTTAATAAAGCCTCGCACGTTTTCGCCAATGACCCACTGAGGCCGTAGGTCTTCAACAAGCCTAACCATTTCTGGCCAGAGATCACGGTCATCTTCTGCGCCTCGCTGCTTCCCGGCAACGGACCACGGCTGGCAGGGGAACCCGCCACAGATGAGGTCAATTCTTCCAAGTCGATCTGTTGGTATGGTTCTGACATCTTCAAAGATTGGGACTTCGGGCCAGTGCTTTTTAAGGACGCGCTGGGCGTAGGCGTCTTGCTCACAGAAAGCGACTGTCCGAAAAGGTCCGGCTTTCTCAAGTCCAAGGCTGAACCCTCCGATTCCTGAGAACAGGTCGAGGGTGCGGATTTCTTCATGCAATTCCCGCTCCCGAAAACTCCGTACCGAACTCAACCTCACTTTTCTTGACGCAGGCAGGGCAGATGTCCCAGGCGCCTTCAATGACGGTTGAGCGCACTTCTTTTTGTTCCACGCCGTAGGCCATCACTTTTACAATTCGGTCCACTGTCCGCTGATTACGCCAAATCATGTGTTCATCACGGCATCTTTCACATTCAAAATAGCGCATTAGTAAACCTCTTGAATCTTGACGCCTGGATACAAGGCTTCCACCAGCTTTTTCTTGAGCCGATAGACGGGCGTTTTAACGCCTTTCACATCCTCAACGACGCATTCCTTTGCTGTGAAATACCTAAAGTCCGCTTTGTATGTGCAAATTTTTTTGCCATCGATAATGCACGGGAATGCGGGCTGTAATTGCAAATGTGAGATTTCGCCAGCGCGTTGCATTAAAACCAGTTCCATGTACCTCGCCGCCTCGCGTTTGCTATCAAACATGATGCCATCGACTTCCGTTTTGACGGCCTTATATTTGCTCCTAAAGGCCATCTTTATCTTCCGGCATATGATCTTCCAGATTAACGACATTGCCCCTCAGTGGGCCAAATTGGGCATCCAGGGCCGCTTCAATGATTTCTGTCATGGCCACGCCCTGACGTTTTGCCTCAAGTCGAAGGTCACTCATCAGGTCAGGTCTTAAACGGATATAGAACGGCTGCTTTTTTTCCATGTGTCAAAACTTTTGCATTTAATTCTTGACACCTTGTAACACACTAGTATATACGCTGTATAGACAGAGCGTTTGATGACATAGGGTTGTCAGCGCAAAGACAGAGGAGAATAGGGAAGTGACAAACGCAATTACGATTGAACGGACCTGGAAGCGTAACCCAGATAAAGATGACTACAATCATTTGGGGTATGACACGATTACCGTCCACACCTTATATCTGTCGCGTGTTAAGGTGCGGCCAGATCACACTGATGATCACCGGCATATGTCCTGGGCACGTACAGCCGAAATCTTTTTTAATCTGGGTGAAGAATTTTATTATTGGAAGAATAAATCTTTCGCAGAACGGTGGGAAATTATTCGCAACAATGAGCGACGTTGGTTCCCGCGCATATGGCCTCGCCCAAAAGTCCATGTTTACGAATATGCGGCCATTGCAACGTGCGATGGTGAACTGAACACGTTCCTCGATTGGGATGAGTTTGAGGAAATACTGTCATACAGCGTGTATTCGCCAGTGAAGTCCAAGACCACCAAGAAAAAAGCAGCGTAGGGGAGAATAATGATGGAAATGCAATACCCCATGTGTCTACTCGCCATTGACGGTGACTGTGCCGCTGGCGGTCATAGCGATACACCAGACTTTATACCGCTTGATGGATCGGATTTTCCGCTTGTTAAGCTGTATTTGGAGAACCAATTACGTCGGCAAACAAGCAGTCCATTTTTTGTTGACCCAGCATCGGATCGTTTTTCTGAATTGCTTAATGAACATCATGCGCTTGGCAATGCTCTAATTGCCATAGGTATTTTTCACCACAAATGGCACAAGCGCACCACTTGGGTGCTTTGGGAAATGGACGACGATTATCCAATTAATTTGGAGAATAAAGCCAACCCATGTCTAAGGAAAAGCCCAGGTTACAATTCGGATGGAACATTAATTAACGAGGGAGAAGGGTGATGCGATTTTATCAAGTACAGGACATGGGAGATTTCGGTCATCAGTATGCGGATTGGTTCACTACACGGCGCGAGGCTGAGAAGCGTAAGCGCGAAATTGAGCGTGACGGAATAGATTGTTGGGACGTTAGAGCATACGACATTCCAACAACGAAAAAAGCGTTGCTGGCGTGGTTAAACATTAACGGCAATCCAACTGGCTTTGGTGGTTGTTAAGGGGGGAATGATGACAGAAGAACTACAATCTTCTACTAGTAGAGAAGATGCTGGCGACATCTATGAGCATGGGGCAGGGACAAACGACAAGATCGTCCTTTACTTCCGTAACTCGACAACCAAGCAGGGTGCGGAAGGCTTGGGGATCGACGCACAAAAAAAGATGTGCATTGACCATCTGAACGGCGGCAATTGGCAAGTGATTGCTGAGTTTATAGAGGTTGAATCCGGCGCCAAATCGGAGAAGGAGAGGCCACAACTGGATGCCGCGCTGGCGCTCTGCCAGAAGGAAGGGGCAACGCTCCTGGTGGCCAAACTGGACAGACTGAGCCGTTCAGTGGCGTTCGTATCCAGGTTGATGGAATCGGGCATCAAGTTTGCCTGTGCCGACCAGCCGTTTGTGTCGAACCTGACCATCCATATTGTGGCGGCAATGGCCCAGTACGAGCGCGAACAGATCAGTGATCGGGTTAAGAAAACCCGCGCCGAAATGAAGCGCATTATTAAAGAAGACGGTTTCTATGCGACCAAGTCGTCTGATCGCCAAAAGAAAATGACGAAGCTGGGATCGGAAAAGTGGGATGAAGTCCAGGCCGTCGGCCAGGAAATCAAACAGAAACGGGCTGATGCTTACGCGCTTAAAGTATGGCCCGAAATCCTACAGTGTCGCCAGCTTGGCATGACAAGTATGCGGGCCATTGCACAGGAACTGACCCGTCGTGGCGTTCAGACGCGGGCACGACAACGGATAATTGACCAGGATAAAGCTGTTTTTGGCCAGCCCAAATGGCATCCGCAACAGGTAAAAGCCATAATAGATCGTATAGAGGGCAGCGAATAACAGAGTTATCCACAGGCAAATTCTCGCGACGAGAGTGAATTTACTCTCGCGAAGAGAGAAAAAAGGAGTAAAAAATGAGTGATTTTGAAATGTACGGTGATGAATTTACGGCTGCAATGCCTCAGTTGGCGCGTGCAGAAATTGAAAAATTGGTGCCTCGCCGGTTTGCTGAGTTCGTCTGTTTTCTCGCCCAGCATCGCAAAAATTATACGGGCGACCTTAAGTATAAGCCATACGACG